ATCATATTTGTCAGAAACAGATTTCGTAGTTGTGGTACCTCGAGAATCTATTTGAATAAACGATCCAGACTTATGATGAATCATAATTCTTTCAGCGCCAGGAGTATCATCTAATTCGATACTGTGTGCCGCGGTTTCAATAACTCTATTATGCGGGTATTGTGCCTGATAAGCTGGTGCAGGTTCATCCCAAGATTCTTCAGTTCCACCAATTGGCACATCAACAGCACGACCCATTTCTTGTTGCAGAACATGAGTTTCTTGGATATATTCGCCGCGCGATAGTCTTGAATTCTGCGGTTGACCTGCATCATTTGGTGCTGAACCTTGGGCTACCAAATCGCCGTCTTTATCAGGCACAACACCCCACCCAGTTTTAGTAGGATTAAGTGGATCTACAAATTGTGTTGGAATAAGACCAAGGATCATTGGTTGTTGAGCATCACGCCCATCAAGAAACATTCCATAAACCCAAGAATTTACTTTTGGTACTACATTTGGATCGTATCCGCCCTGAGCAACAATAGCCCAAGGAAGCATATCAGTAGGAACCTGGTCTAACGTGCCATGAATACCAAATGCTCGTACTTGCACACGACCTTCTAATCTTGCGTCAACGTTATTTTCTATTACACCAACAAAAAATAACGGATTTCTAATTCCTACTCCGTGATCAAACATACGCGTCTCCATTAGGTATATCTGCAGTCTCAATAGACGCAATCTGTTTACTGCCACTCCAGTCAAATTTGGCGAGTTTTAATGTTGTGTTTAAAGTACCTTGGTCGTCCATAACATGCACAGTTTGCTGCACTAAATATCGGCCGGCCAGTGAAGCATTTTGAACAATGTTGGGGTTTACAAAATCAAGAGTTTTAATATCTAAACTTACGAGCATTCCAGGTCTAATATCTAATCTACCTTTCATAACTGCCACTAAAGAAGTATTGTTTAAGTGGTGATAATACGAAACTCTATTATGAACAATTTCAGGAAGATGCTGATTTGGCAAAAGCGCAGAATCTGCTTGACCTAAACTTGTGTAATTTTTAAATACCATAAATCTTCTAGCATTAGCATCAGTAAACGTTGCTTTTCTAAAACTTTCAGTATGAGGATTATCAGCTATAGATCTTGTCGTACCAGACATATCGATGTAAGCCGCATTATCGTAATTGAACTTACTAATATCAAATCTTCTTCTAACAAAATCAATTTCAACAACTTCATTTGTGTACGCACCCGAAAATAAATCATCAGATGTATCGATACCTTTAGATAGAATATGTAAGTCTTCAATTCTATCAAACTGGGCTGCTACGTTTTTCGCATCTAAATCTACTGCCGGGGCATAAAATAAGTTTAGTATTCTGCTTTCAACATTATTTGCCTTTTTAATAAAATACTCATCTGTACAAAAATAAAAGTTTTCTAATGTTTCAAAGAATCTAAATGTTTGTGATGGTGCTTTAGCATTAAAGGCTCGAGCAGCTACAAAAAACATTGATTCAGTAGGACTTAAGTCAGGAATAATAACACGCGTTTGATTAGTAGCTGGCTGAACAATAAAAAATCTATCCGGCTCATTACGAGTATCGCCTTCTTTAATAAGAGGATAACTAGTAGAAAGATAAGGAAGAGTTAATTTATCCTTTATACTATCTTTGTCGTTAACAGAACCAATTCCCAATTTAGCAAAGTTTTCTTTAAAAATATCTCGAGCCATTACACTTGGCGTACTATTAAAAGATGTAAGAACCTTTTTAGTACTAGCTTTAAATGAATGCTTAGAAACAAAATGCAGTGTATAAGTTACACTATTTGAGTTTGCACTCGGTGTGATATCAGTAACTTTATGGATAATAGCAGAAATTTTAACCTTTGTGTTAAAATCCATACCTTCTATCCAGAAGTTTAAAGTTTCTTCACCGCGTATAGGCATGCCTTCTAGTATACCTGAGCTATCAAGAACGTTAAGCGTCCCGCTGTAAGCAACGGCATCCATAGACTGAACAATTTCAAAACCATAAATATAGTTTGAAGAAATATCTCGTTTAGTTTTCTCGTCATACGAAATAAGTTCTGCTTTAATTATTTCGATGGATGTTGGGTTAAAATCAGCCATTAGGTTCTTATTTTTCTAGAGAATTCATTTGTGATAAGAGGTAAATATCCTCTATCTACCAAGAAGATTTCTTTTTTATTTTCATTCTCTGCAAGTTCTTGATCATAAACTTTCCATTCTTTCCACTCAGAAGGAATAATACGTTTGATAATAATTTTACGACCTTGTTCTGTGCGCAAGATAATACGATCTTCTTTTCGAAGATAAATTGTTTGAAACGATTCTGGCGCTAGTTTAATTATATCTACAGCCATTTATTAAACCTCTCTATAATAATAGATGATATTGTCACCATTATCTTCTTGTGTCCATTCGACAACTTCGTCACCAACGCGACCAGATACCTCACCGTATTTTTCTACTAAGTAAGCATTAAAAATTGATTCAGACATTGGCCATTGATGATAAGGATCAATGATATTATTTGACATGCATACGAGCCACGTAAAATCAGTAGATCCATAATACGCGTTTGCTACATCTTCAGGCTTATAACCTTCTTTTACCGTATAAGGCAAATATAGCATAGGATTAGAAGTAACAAAAGATGTAAAAGAATTTCTACGAGTGATGTCTTTTACCTGTTGGCCTTCATATTCTATTGTTGGGAAATTTTCAAAATACTTCATGCGTTTTGTGTTCCATTCGAAAATTGACTTGCACCGCCACTGAGGCTTGCGTCTACATTTGTTTCTTCAAAAGATCTACCTTCCATTGGTGTTGGTGATACTGCACCAAAGTCATTAGCTGTTTCAATTTGCAACTCTTGCAATGTTATTGAAATATTAACGCCAGCTGGTCGACCGCCTTGCATAATTGCTAAGTTACCACCTGCGCCATAGTCAACAGTCATATTAGTAACCATAGCAGGTTTAAATTTCATAAAGTATTGTGCGTCTACACCTATAAGATATATTTTACACATATTTGGAAATTCTAAGAAAGCTTTTTTAATTGCTAAATCACCAGCGCCTAGATCTCGTGTTACGGGTAAAACAGATCTTTTCATTTGATTAATAATATCTTGTATTCTTGCAGAATCTTGTGCATTACTAGGAAACAAATCCCAGTTAAATGTGTGAGACTTAAGCTGAACACCTTCAAATGCTATTGTTTCTCTTGGGTTAAGTGTTTGACCTAGCGCAAGATTTACTGAACCAGCCTGCGGAATAGTTTTTCTTAATAGATACATTGCAGCATTAGCAGCATCAGTTACGCCAGTCTCGGCTACTGCCTTGCCGGCAGCATTAAAGCCACCGCCGATTCCAGAACTAGCCGCAGCACTACCTCCAATTCCTTGCAATATACCTGAAATATTACCAATAGCGGCATTACCTTGGCCTTGGGCAAAATCTGCCATTTTCCGCACTGATGCTTCTATTAACGGATCTTGACTCATATTATTATAAATTAAACCAGTTGCATCTTGTAGTTGTTTTGGGAAAGGTAATTCTATAGATTGTGTACTGCGTAATTCAATACCGGATTGCCTATTTGTTGGGCCCCATCCACTATCTCCTTGTGTGCCAGACAAGTTCTTTGCATATTCCGTAGATAATTTCTTGTAATCATACGCTTCAAAAACTAATAGCATACTATGAGGAAACGGCTTATCTGGAAACCTCATTACTTTCCCGTCCGACGCGCTAGCATATTCGGCGGCCGCTATAGCTTCTTCTGGTCTATTTCCTGACATAATTGCAACTACCCTTTTGAATATAAATAATCTATTATTTCTATTTATAACAAGGTGAATGAATGGCTTATAGCGGTAGGTTTAAACCTAAAAATCCAAGCAAATATAAAGGTGATCCTACTAAGATTATTTATCGTTCTATGTGGGAGTTTAAGTTTTTTAGATATGTAGATATGCACCCAGATGTTATTTGGTGGCAATCTGAAGAAGTAGTTGTTCCGTATTATTCTCCAATAGATGGGAAGCGGCATAGATATTATCCAGATGTTATAGTACATAGTAGAGTACCAATTGCTAAAGGTGGCGGTGAAAGAACATTAATGATTGAAATTAAACCCAAATACCAAACTAAGCCGCCTGACATAAGTAAAAGTAAAACACCAAAAGGGCGCGTCTCAAGAACTTACATAAATGAAGTTAAAACTTGGGGAATAAACGAAGCAAAATGGAAAGCAGCTACAATTTTTTGTAAATCGCGTGGCTGGGATTTCCAGATTTACACCGAAGATCAATTAGGAATAAAGTAAATGGCAGCTATATTTGACGACATCCTCCTTAGAGGCATTAGATCTGGAAACGCACCGGCACGTAGTGAAGCGGCTAGAGAATGGTACCGTAATCAAGCTAAAGGTGTTAGTCGTACTCAAAGAAATAGGTCGTCTGGCGACAAGCTTATTAAAGAATTAACGGGCGACAATGAACGCCGGCAAGATAGCAGTTTCCAGTTAGGTAACATGTATTTGTTTGCTTATGATCCTAAACATAAAGATACTTTACCATATTACGATAGATTTCCGCTTATATTTCCAATAAATAAGGCTAAAGGTGGATTCCTTGGTATCAACATGCATTATTTACCACCGATTTTACGAGCAAAATTAATGGATCAATTATACACAGTGCTAAATAACAAGAACTTTGACGAAACAACTAAGCTAACTGCTTCATATAGTATTTTAAACAGCGCTACCAAATTCAAAGAATTTCAGCCTTGTATTAAACATTATCTGAGTGCACATATAAGATCAAAGCCTGCGTATGTAAATCCTGCTGAATGGGATATCGCATTGTTCTTACCAGTACAGAAGTTTGTTGGAGCTACAGCAACGAAAGTATATGCGGATTCTAGAAAAATCGCAAGAGGCAAATAATGGCATTTAGAATAAACGAATTTAAAACGCAAATGGACTGGTTCGGTGGTCCATCACGCGGGTCGTTATTTGAAGTACAGATAACGCGACCAAACAATGTAAAATCGCGGGCTAACTCTCGTGATCTTATATTTTTCTGCAAGAATGCAACTATTCCTGGTATTACTTTTAATGCTACTGCATATGAAGCAGTTGGTCAAAAGTCAAAAATGATGCCAATGACAGTCAACATAGAACCAGTACAGTCAGTTTTCATGCTTGACTCTGATCACCAGGTGCTTTCGTTCTTTCATTCTTGGGCGCAGAACGTAGTTAACTTTAGTACACAAGGCGGGGCTTTTTCAGAAGTTAACGGCAAGCTCCCATTTGAAGTTGGCTATAAAGATGATTATGCTTGCCGTATTACAATTAGGCAATATTCTACTAACTATGATGTGTCAGGACAATACTACGAGGTTATTTTAGATAACGCGTTTCCTATACAGATTGGCGATGTTGACTTAGCTTGGGAAAATAACGATTCATTCTCAGTACTGCCAGTAAGTTTCCAGTACGATAGAATACAATTTACTGGAGAACGAATTGGATCACCTTCTGCTCGTTATGGAAGAGGTAATGGATTGTTAGGACTAATTAATTCGCTCGGTGCTGTTGGGCAGTTAATTGGGCAAAACCTAGTACCACAGTCTGTACAAGATGCGGTGAATAAGTACACAACTGTGAATAATAAAATTGACAGAATTAAGAACTTTTTTGGATAATGGAGAAATAAATTATGGCTTTACCTACTATTGATCGACCGATTTTTCAGATCGTATTACCGTCTACGGGCGAAAAAATTAATGCTACTGCATTTACTGTAAGAGAAGAAAAGATTTTACTTATCGCACAAGAGTCTAACGACGCAACACAAGAAATTGTTGCCGTTAAACAAATTGTTAATAACTGCTTAGTAGATAAAGATGTCGGCGATTTAGCCATGTTTGATTTAGAATATGTATTATTAGTTCTAAGAGCAAGGTCTGTTAATAACGAAATAAACTTTTCTATTAAAGATCCCGAAACTGAAGAAGACGTAGAACTTACATTAGATATTGAAAACGTTACAATAACAAAAGATACTAATCATACAAACGAAGTTAAAGTTAACGAAGATTTTATTTTATATTTAAAATACCCAACTATTGATCAGTACATTAAGATTGTAGCTATGGAAGATAAAGATCCTTTGATAAATTATCAATTAATGGTTTCATGCTTAGATAAAATCGCTTCAGAAGATGAAGTTCACAAATTTGTAAACTATACTGATGTCGAGATTAATGCTTTTGTAGAAAACTTTTCTGGTAGTACAGTAAAAGGTATTCAAGACTTTTTCGAAACAATGCCTAAACTTCGACATGAAATGCATTATACAAATAGCAAAGGTGACAAAAAGACATTTGTTGTAGAAGGACTCAGAAGTTTTTTTATCTAATGCTGTGTCATACTAGCCTAAGTGATTATTATAAAGTCGTATTTGCAATGGCGCAGCATCATAAATACTCTATATCTGATATCGAAAATATGATGCCCTATGAACGTGATTTATATTTCGGTATGCTGGTAGATTTTGTAGAACAACAAAACGAGAATAATTAACGGAAGCAAATAAATGGCTGAGCTATCTCAAGAAACACAAGAAATCATCAATAGGCTAAAAGCCGAAGGTGATTTGATTCGTAACACTGGAACAAATTCTATTAAAGCTACTAACATAAAGTTAGAAAGCATGGTAGGATTGATGACTAGTGTTGAGCGGAATATTAATCAACAAACCGCTTGGATGCGCGAAGGTCTTGGTCTTCAGCAAGAGCTCCGTGATGCAGGAAAAGAAGCTTTAGAAAAGCAAAATACCCAAGAGCAGCTCGACGAAATAACACCAACCCAGAAAGAACCTGGTGCTGGTAAGGCCAAAAAAGATACTAGTGGTGATGGCGCACTAAAAAATATCGCCCAGACTATATCAAAAGGATTAACATTAAAGAAACTTGCTGTCGCTGGTTTAGTTGGCTTTGCTGGTTATAATCTTTTCAAAGGATATTTTGACGAAGCTAATGATGGCGCTTGGACAAAGATGGAAGATAGTGTTGGTTTGCTTGGACCAAAGCTTGCGGATCTTGCTAAGATAGATTTTGCAACTAAATTTTCCGAGTTTGAAACATCGATGACTGAGTTTAAAACTTCATTCAGTAATTTAAACACAACCATAAGTGAGTTGAACACTAAAATACAAGCTGTACTCGATATATCTTGGGGAGATATCGCAACGGTTGTTCTCGGCGGCCTTAGTACTTTTGGTGTTGCAATGGCAGTATTGCGAAATAGAATAACGCAAATGGGTCAAGACCTAAAAGATGGGATGAGAACTAGAAATGGCCAAACGTGGGTACAACGCGCTTTAGGCATTGGCCGTAAAATAGATGACGCAGTGCCGCCCAGCGGTGGCCGTGGTACTATTATAGAAGAACCGGGTGCTCGCCGGGCTGCAAGACCAGGAGCTGTTGTAACTACTCCAGCATCACGTGCCCAAACTCGAATAGATGTTACTAACTCAGCTGCTGGGCAAAGAAGCGGTTTACAAATGAGAGGCAAACAATTAGTTAATAGTAGTGGGCAGTTTGTATCAGATGCTGATGCTTTAAGAATAATGGAAAACACGTTAGATCCAAAATATTCTAAAATATTTAAACGTCTTACGGTGTTATTTAAAGCAGTAGGTATCGCCTTTGCAATTTATTCCATGTGGCAAATTTATACTGTATTATCTAGTGATATGACTGATGATCAAAAAATGGAAGCATTGGCACCAATACTTGGCGGCATTATTGGTGGTGTTGGCGGGGTGGCTATTGGAGCTGCAATCGGCTCTATACCACCGTTAACTGGTTGGGGTACATTGTTACTCGGCGCAATTGGCGGTATTGCTGGTGCGTTAGCCGGTGAAGCATTAGGTTTTTATGTTGCTAAATGGGCGTTTGCAGTAGAACCAACTGCAGCTGATCAAGCACAAATGACTGTAAGACCTAGACCAACATCGCAGGGTGGTCGAAATAGACTACAAACCAGATGGGATGATAGTTTCGGTAATACACACAATCAAGACGGTACACCAATGACTCAGATAACACCAATCTCAGGTGGTCGCGGAAGTCGTAATGAAATGCGGGCCGAGAGAAAGAATTACGTCTTAAAAAGAGATGCGCGTGTGCTTGATGCATTAATAGAAGCTGAAATAAACGGCACACAGCCGCCTTCAGATATACAACAAGAAATTAAATCGCTTGAGGATTATTTAAACATTGATTATGCACCTGGCTCACTATCAAAGAGATTAGGTACTCTTTCTAGTAGTGCAGTAAGTGGTGGAACTACGGTTATTAATGCTCAGACAATTGCTCCTTCGCCAGTAACAATTAATAATGGTGGATCAAGTGTTAAACAAGTAAGCTTTAACGGTGGCGGAGGTAATGGTGGACCTTCACTTCTTCCATACGGCTTAACTGGGTCGATCGCATAAAAAAAGGGAGCAATTAAGCTCCCTTTATCTTATCCTTTAAGAAATTCCTTACTTCGACCAATATCGATCTTTCGGGGTTTCTTTTCTTCCGGAATTACATTCTCAAGTTCGATGCTTAGAATGCCATCTTTGAGATCTGCTCCTTTTACAATAATAGTATCTGATAGAGTAAAAGTACGAATAAACGAGCGAGACGAGATTCCTTTATGAATGTAATCATGATTATCATCGCTAGTCTTTTCACCAGTTATGGATAATACCCCGTCTTTAATTTCTACATTAAGATCATCAAAAGAGAAACCTGCTATTGCAAGTTGTAACTCAAATTCATCATCTGCTTTTTTAATGATGTTGTATGGGGGATAATTTGTTTGACCGCCAGCTGGTTGAGTCATCTTATTAATAAGATTTTCAAAACCAATAAAGTACGGGTCATTGAGTAGATCTGCGTTGAATCTACGAGTGGTAGTGTTAGTCATTTTGCTATCTCCTGTTAAGCAAGATTATATTGTGCCGTTGTTAAACCGGCGGTTAAGTGGTGTAGGAACCCGAAGCATCCCCACACCATTATTTATATTCAACCAGTACTGCCGAACCCGCCTTCGCGATCAGTTTTTTGTCCTGGTTTTTCTGTTACTTCAGAAATTTTCATATGGGTAGTTTTCTCAATTAAACATTGAGCAATTCTTTCGCCATTGGCGACAAGTGCCATACTATCTGAAACATTCTCTAGCATCATAAAAGATTCTTCTACATAATCTGAATCAATTATACCAACTCCATTAGCCATAATCAAACCTTTTTTCAAAGCTTGACTAGAACGAATATACATCTTCATTACGTGACCTTTAGGAATATCAAAGATAAGACCTGTTGGTACAAGAACTCGTATTCCGGGAGGTAGTTGAAATGCGTCTGGATTTCCGCCTACGCCTTTTACGACAACAGACATTTCTTTGTTAAAAGCGTTGAACGATCTTAATTTTTGCCCATTACTAATACATGCTTTAATATCAAAGCAGGCTGAACCTTCTGTTGCATAATCTGGTAGCTCTGCTTTTTCATTCACTTTAAATACGTTCATAATCACTTTTTCCCAATATTGTATTTGGCCTCTAGAGTCCAGTTCGATTTTTCTTTGTGAGATAAAATCTTAATTTGATTTATAGGAGCTACTAAACCTTCTATATTATCTTTATTAACAATAGAAACTAGTTCCCATTCTTCTAAAAGATTAACAATAGTATTGCGCCTTGCTAAGTCTTCTTCTGTAAATGTGTTTTTCTTGCCATCAAGTATAAACAACTCTTTGAAATGTAGAATTGCATAACGTCCTTGCTTATGCAGAATATGACATGTTTGATATAATTTCTTTTCTTTACGAGAAGATATGCCAATTCTGGTGAGAGTTTCTTTAATTTTTAAAAAACTATCTGGAGTAGGAAGCGAAATTTCTATACCGACACCTTTGAAAATGTCTTCATTTTCCATAACGTACAGCACCTTTTATTTTTATATATTGTTTATTATCACGATGCTCACCATGACCATCCAATATATTTATTCTATTTAGAAACTCCGCCAGTATTCATTTTGGCGCGAATAACTTCAAGGTTGTCTGCTGTTAACGCTTTGAAATATAACTTTGCAACTGTACGATTGCAAGAATACACCTGCTGTATGGCATCAAGATCTACACTTTTATCAGCCTTTGGCCATTTAGAAAAGCGTTTACGTTTACGCAATGACCCACGATAATAATCAAACTGCGCCCTATGAAATAGATGATGTCGCTGGTTTAATTCGTTAGCATGTAAAATAGTATCTTCAAAGTTAGCAAATCCGCGATTTACCATGTAAGGACTATAATCTTTTTCTGCAATTTCTGGGTGATCACTTGAGCCGATGAGATCTTCTTTTGAAAAGGAGACTGCATTCATGTAATCAAACGGGCTATATTCTTTACTCATTCTTCCACTCTCCAAATATATCTGGTGCTTGCTCAGCAGCCTTGTCCATATAATAATCGCCGGGATAATGCTTTAAGCATCTATATGCTTCTTTACGTATATCCGATGGAACCCTTGGCGTTTTCTTAGGATTTAGCAAATCTATTAAGAATTGCCGTGTGTTATTTACCGCCCATCTACGTTCATAAGGAAGAGTCATTTTTAACATCCTCAATAGCTTTTAGTACATTGTTGACATCATCGGCACATTCAGGGCAAGCTTTGATTTCATGAAGGCCTTCAGCTGTATTTAATTTTACACTAAAACTAGTCTTCTTGTCAACCTTTTTATTGCAAAAAGCGCATTCTACAGTTTTAGATCTAATAAGTCTATCTATCCACTGGCCCATTAGTTATACCAGTCATTATTGTACTTGATATTAGAAATATTAACGCGTTTATTAGCCCATTCGTTAGTCATTGCGCACCCTTATTGGTATTCTGCTTCTAACATAACTTCTGTTAAGAACGCAACCATGTTAACTTCAAGATCAGCTACAAAATTTGCTTTGTACATATAGTCTGCAAGAGTAACTACAAATCCTGGCATAGATTTCATTTGAACTTTATCAGTCGACATATCATATATGCGGCGGAACATCTCGTTCATATCTTGATCG